ACTTGTCACATCGGACTATGTCCGAGTCAGGAATAGTAACCGCTTCAGCAATATTTTTGACTCCGACACACCCGCAATCCATACACTGATAAGCTTTAAATCCTTCAGGCGTGCCAAAGCCATCCAGCCACAGAAACTCGGTATCCCGATTGCAGCCATTACACTTGAACCGAGTATGTTTCATGGTAATATCTCTACTGCCTGCAATGGCATTGAGTACAAACCAAATAAACTCCGTCTTGTATTAGCCGATCATCATTACAGCTAACGCAACGGTCCACCGATGGTGTCAGGGTTCGCTTGTCGTTTTCAAGTCGCAACGTGAATCCTGATCCATCGATTATTTCAACATATCCCATCATTCGCCTCCTTTCCCATCTTCAACATCCTTCGGGAAATACCAAGCGCCAGTCGCATCTTGCTTGGCCCAAACTGCGTGTTCTTTAATACCACCTGCGCACACGTAGCCGTAATAAGGCTTATTGGTAGTTTTAGTTAACCCTGTGCGGAGCGTGTGGCCCTGATCACAGCATACTTCTGGAGGATTTGGCTTACTGGGCGGCTTAAATTCATCTACCGACCATTGGACTGGATCGCTCGATTTGTTCTCTACGCTAAATGACTGGCGTAAGACTTCCTCAACAGCCCTGGCCCTACTGCCTGGAGGTGAGTAATTTACAACTTTTGTCATTTCTTCCCGACTAGCCCTTTTGCCCTTAGCTGCATAACCTGCGTTTGCAAGCGCTCTGCCGATCGCTGAAGTCTCAGCATTCTCCAATGCAGAAGTTGAATTGACACCCCGATCACTAATGCTCTCAGAAGCAAGTCCAGTCGCACACGGTTTTTGATCGGCTTCCGTTTTAAATAATTCAGCACTAACAATGTATCTAGTGTCTGAGGCCTGTTCCAATTTTGTTGATACCCTTCCATCTGGATAATCCTTCCACCATTTTTCTAGTCGGCTTTCGACTGTTTCGTAATCTGCCAAATTAAATGCCATCTAGCCACACCCCATCTTCATCTTGCATAGCTTCGGTTATTGTTTTTGCGATTGCAATGTAGCCAAGCGCATCGGTGTAATTATCAGCGATTCCTGGATCTTCAGCTTGTCTGCTGATCTTGACCAGGCACATGAGAATAGCCACCTCGTTTGGTTGTATTGGATAACCCAAGTAAGCCGACCACAGTTCTGCGATTCTTTTATGATTCGCAATCGGGTGACCGTAATCAGCGCCTCTACGGTGAAGGGTATCGATGACATTTGAAAACAACTGTTCAGTTTTTGTCATAGTCAAATACCTCATCGGTTTTAACCTTGTTTTGAATCATACGTCGGTGCATATCGAACCCATCCTTACGGCCACGCCAGTAGTGCGTTTGCTTCATATCATCTATACGCATTAGCACCAGCCAATACGCCATACTCAGCCCTATAAATAAATACACTGCCATTTCAAGTGTCATGCGGTCACCGAGACCTTACGTAGATGGCAAGGACTAGCATAGTTAGTTAGCATTACCCAATCGCCTGTGGCTTCATCGCTGTGTATAGCGTAATTAGATCCCACAGCATTTATGAAACCCTGGGCCATTTTTAATGCTGCGTAGTTGTTAAACCAGTATGCGTATTTCCAGCTGTAAAATGGTTTTGGATCAAAGCGGTCTGCCTGTTTTTCCCAGTCTTGATTCATCCATTCCATTGAATTGATCCACAGCTGTTCAAAGTCAGCCGCCTTGAGATCTATCTGTATTTTCATTTGTAGCCCGTCTGTACCACTACTGCACTTCGTGGCACAGGCCTAGTATTGCACCTGTGTACGACTTTGTGGATTGTTTTAAGGCTTTTTTGTATAACGATTAGGTAACGATTTAGCGGTAGTACCTGCCGAGTGCTGTAAATGAGCCGTCCTTTGGATCGATAGGCACTAACGTGGGTGTTAGCGTCTTACCCTCGGCCTCAAGTATAGCAAACCCATTCTGCCAATTTGCGCTGTTATAGCGAATATAGCCCGCTTTCTTGCGATCCATAAGGTTTCCTACCTCTACGCCATATAAGGCCCTGTAATAGCCGTTTACGCCCTCTGAATAGGCACTTATGCCCAGCCTGTGCGAATGGCCCGCCAATACGGACTTGCCAAACTTTTTGGCTAGGTTCAGCGCCGTAATACCTGCGTGTTGGCTCATATTGCCCTCATCGCCGTGGCAGAGCACCCAGTCGGGGTAGAACTCATACGCCTTACGATGGTAGGTCATACCCATATCGGCAAAACCCATAAAGGCTGGATACTGTAGCTCAGGTAAATTTATGAGCCCTGGAACTTTTAATAAAGTGTTATATAAGCGATCAGTATGATTAGAACGGATAATGTGCATTTCTGGACTGTACTCACCGATATCCCAGAGTATTTGCTTGCATAGCTCACGATCAGCGTGTAGATCCTCGCTATAAGCCAGAGGTGTCCCTTCGCTCCATTTGCTAATTGATTGAAAGTCAATCTCATCGCCGACCACCAATACAGAATCAAATTTCTCCCGCCTTGCTAACTTGATTACGTTCTTTATCGCAGAGTCCAGTTGGTATGGGACTTGCAGGTCTGAGATTACTAGCCAACGCTTAATCTTCATCCTCATCTGGAGTAGGGATAACTGGGATAATACCTTTGTCGCCCACGATCCAGTCGGGCATTGACTCTGGGCTATCCATTAAATACAGGGCAACGGACTCACTAAATCCAGCTTTACGTGCCGCTTTAAACATCTCGTGTTTAGCAATATAGAAAACCTCTAGCTTGTTTAAGGGGTCAGGGGTTTTACGCACCTTGCGCCTATTGATTTTCTTGCGCTTGCGAACAGTAGCCATAATAAAATTATCGCTTACTAATTAGAATAAATAGATCATCAACACGCTGTTCTAGCCTTGTTAATTGATCTTTCATACTGGAGCCTCCGTTGGGCCTCAATTCGTTTAACCAGCCCTTAACTAGAAAACGTAATCCTATTAGCCCGCCTGATAGCACGGCGATAACGCCAGCGCCAAAGCCAGCCCATTCTCCAGGACTCATTTGTCATTGATACCGATTACATCGGATTTATCTAAAGCCCTAATTGCTGGGCCTGCAAAGGCTGCCAAAATTACAGCTACAGCAGGATCTAAACCAAGTTCATTACTGGCTAAGAATGTTAAGAATGAAACCAATACGCCACGTGCGTATGATTTTAGTACCGCCTTCTGCTTCTTGCTTATTTTCATATCTTGCCTCCTATTAGTGGTATATCGAACGGCCTACTATCTTTGTCGCCTAACTTTGTAAAGCTGATATGTATGTGTCGTTTGTGTGGGTTTATGCCTTTGTACTTACGCCATTTCCAGTTTAATATCTTTGAGCATATTCTTCCGTTATAGATGACGTATGATAAGCGTGGATCCTGTTTGGCTGCGATTCTGATCTGGTCAGCCAGATAAGGTGCGAGGCTGTCGGATGACTCCAACCTAGCATTAAGATCAAGACCTCTGACCCACCCGTGTTCGTCTGGATTATGATCCGATTTTCTGGCGGAGTGACGACTATCGCCCAGCCATCCTTCTGGACTTTTAGTACACCTATCTGGAAACCACGTATCAACTTGATCTCTTAACTGCACGCCAGCTGCGCATAATTTAGGCTTCAATTTCAATCCAACTTAATGTATCTTCATCCCAATAATGCTTACCATCTGGCTTTGGCTTTGGTGCTTGCCAATCAAAGTTTTTATCTAATGACCAAGATAGATATGGTTGTGGTGCTATAAACACGTCTGCTACAGCATCATACCTATAGCCAATACCTGCAAATTGTTTACGGATGTTGCCATTATATGATGTGCGCTTAACTGTGTAGTTAGTTCCTAATGCGTAATAACTTTCAGTATCTAACCCATCAATTAATTCAGATTCATCTTTGCCAACAATTACCGCTACTACTACATTGTCATTATCTAAATATGCGTAATGTGCCATTATGCCCAACTTACTGTGTCTGAAACACCTGCGGCTGTAATTGTTGAAATCTTAAATGCACCACTTGTAGTTGTCGATTGACTTACTCCACCACTAAATGTTGCAGTTGCAGAAACTGGATACTTGAGAACAACGACACCAGAACCACCAGAACCACCAACTGTTGCCAAACCTCCACCTAATTGGTTTGCACCGCCGCCGCCGCCACCACCAGTGTTAGCAGTTCCTGAAGTGCCAGCAGTTGCTGGAGTTGTTCCATTACCACCTGCACCACCGCCACCAAGTCCACCTGCACCACCTGCTTGAATGTTTACTGTTCCACCACCACCACCAGCATAATAAGTTGCAGTGCCAGTTATTGAATTGCTTAAACCAATACCACCAACACCTGCTGGGCTCGGATAATTTGAATCTCCACCATCTGCACCAGCACCACCACCACCACCACCTTCGCCACCACCTAAATCAATTCCACCATCATTGCCTTGACCAATTGTTCCA